AACGAGATCGCCGCTGATATTTGTCCCGCCTGTTTCCGTCAATTCGTCCGATGCGGTCTTACTCAGAACTGAGATTTTGAACGTCAACCCATCAAGCACCATTGAGTCGCCAACCGTCCCGACATTAACTCCGTATGCGACCGATGACTGTTGCTTGCTCGAGGAGTAAGCCTGTAAGAGTCGCACCGTTCCGAATATTTCGTTTGTAATGCCGATATCGTACCCGTTGAGCTGAATATCTCCGTACCCATCGACCGCCAATAACGGCATTGAATCGAACTGCGTCGGATTGGTCAGCTCCGTACCGCTCGGAATCGTTACGGCCGTCTCACCGTCGAGCGTATAACGGAACGGCTTGCAGTTGAACACAAGCTCGAACTTTCCCGCTCTTCCGTGACCGACAGGCTCTACTTCGAGTCCGTTGATGAACAGGCCGAGCCGGTACTCACTCGGATTGTAGGTATCGGTCAACCGCTGATATCCTCGCTTCGATGCGACCGCATTTCGAAAGTTCCGCACCCTCTCGGCAAAGCTCGTCTGATCGTCCCCGAAACAGCCGGCCGGATAAGTGACCTCGAGATTTTCGAATCGGCCATTATCGATGATCAGATCTCCGTCTCGTCCCGGTATGGCCACCGCCTCGACCGATCGAACAGGAGCGTTATAGACTGCTTCACCTGTAATGTAAATGCCGAAGTCGAGCGAATTGACTCCGGCGAATGTTAAGCTGTTGAATATTGCCATTTAAAATCCTCCTACTCGAAAGCAAGGCGTTTGTTTTTCGTGTTTCTGATAAGGATCTTCTCGACTTCCTTCGCGATCTGCTTCGGGTCGTCTCCGGTGATGTAGAAGTTATTCGTTTGTCCCGACTGCATCGCGTCGAGTTTGTTCCACAGCTTATCAAGCGGAACAACCGCCTCTGCACCCGCTTCACCGACACCGATGATGCTTGGGCTGTCAAAGATACCACCTGTCTTGTACCAATCAACATTCAGTTTCGGGACGGTGCGGTTCTTGATGCTGAACGAGCCTGTGATGCTGAAGTGTGGGAGCTTAATGTGTGACATGATGTTCCCAACGTTCACAGGGAAGAATCCCTTTATCTTGTCGATAATTCCCTTAATCTTGTCCTTTGCGGTCTGGATCGGCTTCGTGATCGCATCCTTGATGGCGTTCCATTTAGACGATGCTGTCGATTTGATGCTGTTCCACGCCGTTGAAACGGTGGCCTTAAGCCTGTTGACCGCCGCAGTGACGTTCGCCTTGATACTGTTCCACGTCTGAATAAGATTCTTCTTGATCTCGGCCGCCTTCGCTTTGATCTTGTCCCAGTTCTTGTATAACAGGACTCCGATTGCTATGATGGCTGCGATGGCCGCTATTGCGATCCCGATTGGCCCTGCAATGGCGCCGAATGACAAACCAAGCGTCCCCATAAGACCTGTGATGGAACTGATAGCAAATGATATCTTGCCGAGTATCAGTAGCAGTGGTGCTATCACCGCAATCACCGAGCCGATGATGCCGACGATCGTCAGAACCTGCGGGCTGAGATTCCCAAGCCACGAAGCAAATCGGCCGAAGAGATCGACGATCTTCTCGAGTGCCGGAGCGAGATACCCCGCAAGCTGTGCTCCGACCGTCTGGAACGCTACCGTTCCGATCGCCTTCATCGTGTCGATAGAATCATTGAACTGATTCGCTTTATCAAGTGTCTCTTGGTCGATGTAGTCGAGATTGTACCTCTTGAGGGTGTCGGACACCTGTTTATAAGTTTCGCCCTGATCAGCGATCAAAGGATTGAGTTCCGTTGCGGACTTGCCCATCAGCTTCATCGCCAAAGCATCTCGTTCCGTCTCGTTCTCCACCTTCCCGAGTGCCGTGATGACGTCCTGAAAGACCTCATCAGAGTCTCGGAGGTTGCCGTTCGAGTCGGTGATCGATACACCGAGAGCATCGAACGCTTTCTGCTGAGCCTTCGAACCCTGCGACGCGTTATACATGTTTTGCTTCAGCTTCTGGTTTCCCTTAGCTAAAGCCTCGACAGATACATCCACGAGGTCAGCGGCTGCCGAATACTTTTGCAGATCCTTCGTGCCGATGCCTGTTACTTTTGAGAGTGTGTTGAGATCGTCAGCTGTTGCACCCGCCTTGACCGCCATTGCTCCGAGTCCCGCAGTGACCGCCGCACCCGCTGCAGAGATCGGTTTCATCGCATTGCCCGCATTCGTCAGCCCTTCGCCGATGCCCTTGAACTTCTCGGAGACGTTCTGCATGTCCATCCCTTTGATGGTCTTCGATGTCTTGTCGAGCTGGCCATTGAACGTCTTCAACTTCGACTCGGTCTCGATTATCTCTCTCTGAAGTTTGCGATAATCCTCCGCAGACATCTCGATCTCGCCCGAATCGACCTTTGCCTGAGTCTGCTTCAGGAGATCCAGTTTCTGTTTCGTTTCGGAGATCTTATTCGTCAGCAGTGTCTGCTTCTGTCTGAGCAGGTCGATGTTCTTCGGGTTGAACTTCAGAGCCTTGTCAACCTGCCTCAGTTCCTTGTCGATGCTTCTTGTCTCATTATTTACTTGTCTTAAGGCCTTATCGAGTTTCGTGGTGTCGCCGTTGAACTCGATGGTTATTCCTTTTATGCTTCCTGCCATTGTGTTCTCCTATCCAAAGAACGCATTGATATCATTCTGCGAGGCCTTTCGTCTCGTGCCCCGCTTTGCTTCCTTCTTTGCTTTTGCTTCCGCGTGCTTCTGCCGGTCGTTGTACGCAATGACGAAATCAACGACTTGACCGAGCTGCATTCTGCGGATGTCCTCCACTGTCAATCCTCGTTCAAGTCCTGCGAGGATGACGTCATCGAGCGTGATGGCTGAAGAGTCTTCAGACTTGCCCCGACGCCCTTCAGCCTGTTCAGGTTTTTTGAGCTTACAAATCCTTTCAGAACAAGCTCATAGACCGCAGGAACGACCACGTCAAGCGGGAATTCATCGAACTGACGAACCCACCGCTTCGGAGGATCTATATCCTCGTCTGCTGCCTTCGCCATCGCCCAGGTGACGTTGATGATCGTGTCAACGAACTCGACCTGAAAGAGTGGGAGCAGTATTTCCATCGAACGGCCTTCAAGAGCCGATGCGATGTCCGTGAAGTTCAGCTCGTTCTTGCCTGTCTCCGATACGACCGCAGACACGCCCTCAATGAAGGACGCAAGCAGCGGCATCAGAGCTGGCACAATGTCCTTCCCGAACTGATCCCTGTATTCCATTGTCCAAGCTACGTTATTATTCAGCTTGACCTCTGTTTTTCCTATTTTGATTACTTTTTCCATCAGATCACCCTCCTAAATAAAAAAGGGCGAGACATTACGCCCCGCCCCGTTTTGTTATGGTGCAATAGCCGGAGCTGTCGGAGCCGTGAACAGAGTCGAATACCCTGTGTCTGCAGGCTTCAGCACAGCCATTGTGACACCTGTTGCATTGTCGCCCGTGCAAGTGACGGCGAGTGTTTCCGTTGCAGGTTCCTTGCTCTCTTCGATAGTTGCATACTCTCTTGTGATAGCTCCAAGTGAGCAGTTGTAAAGGATAACTCTTCTGCTCTCAGCATCACCCTCGACCTGGAATGCGATGTATACGTTCGGCTTTGTTGCGTTCTTTACGTTTGCAAGTCCGCCGTTTGTCAGAGTCCTGTATCCGAGGAACTGAGTCTTGAACGCATCATCAAACATTGCGACCTCAAGATCGCCTTCGATGGATCCGCCGGAGTAACCGCTCCAGTAAGCAATGTTGTCAGCATAGAATGTGTTCTGCTCGGAATTCTCTTCCGGCGAGAAGCTGACAGCACCTGCCTGATGGTAAGGTGTGCCGAGAGTGACGGCTCCCTGATCATCGACTGTGTATATACCGACGTGGAGCTGAGAGATACCAAATTCTACTTTGTTAGCCATTGATAAGCCCCTTTCGTTTAGATGTAGTAATAAATCACGAAGATGCCCTCTTCTTCGATGTAGATGTCTTCGGATTTCTCATATAAATAGCCAGCGTTGAGAAGCGCGTCCTCGATGCTGGCCTCGTTTGATTCGTTTTTCGTTGTGAAGTAATACTCGACCTGATAAGTGTTCTGCTTCCAGTAATGTGTGTTGTCAGCTTCAAAAATCTCTTGTCCGTTGCCGATATACACGATATACGGTGGGCTCTGAGCCTTTTTGAAATGACTGTACGCACACGGAAGGCCGGTGCTCTGTAATGTCTGGAATATTGTCATTGTAGTTTCCTCATGATGTTATTGAGCAAAAGGGACTCGCCCTCTTTCGCTGCATCGGCTATCTTATGGTCTCCATTAACACGCCCGAACTCGCCCTTCTTATTAACGATTCTGTGACCATTCTCAAGTAGGTGTGTGAGTCCCGGCTTTGTCTTGTTGTATGTAACATAAGAATTCTTGCTGAGCCGCTTTGAAGTCCATCCAGAAGCGTATTCGCCTGTTTTCTTGCTCGACGTATTTCTGAGCGTTTGGGCAACTTCCTTTGCTGTCTGTTTGCAACCCTCTTCAGACGCATCTTCGCAATTGTCCAGAACATCATCGAGGATTTCTTTCATCTGCACAGAAAACGTCTTAGCCATTATTGACACGCTCCTCGCATATAAGACTGATTCCGTCTCTCTGGGCGTTCCAGTCGACACGGATCACGTTGTACTCGGTGCCCTCAAAGTCGAGAACCTTCTGTCCTTCGTAGTCCTCGCGATTCGACAGGAACAAAGTCAGGGACGGCTTAAGCCCCAACTGAGCCGCATTGTAAAACTCGCTCTGGTACACGCCTCGAGGCTGAACGAATACTTCCGTTTCTGTGACTGGAAGCACTTCGTTTCCGTATTCGTCAAATGTCGGCGTTCCATATGCTTTCAATGTCGCTACTCCGTCATACATTTAGTCGTCCCCCAATCCGTATAGCCTGTCGCGTTCGAAAGCTGTGCCTTCTGCTCGTCGTAGGATCTTTTAAATCTGTCGTATTCGTCGACAACGCCGAAATTCATAATGCAGTATGTCACGATTGCTTGTGCAACAAGGTCGTCGTATTCGTCAGGAATGATAACGCCAGCGATTCCGAGATCCTGCTGCGCTGCCTTTATGAGCATCGGCAGTTGTAACTCGTCGAATGCTGTTGTCTGTGTCCTCATCGCCTGTTTGACAAGTGGCAGGATTGTTTCAACGCTTATCATCGTATTACCTCACTAAAAACTATTTGCTTTTCTTCTTTGCTGGCTTCGCCTCAGCTTTTTCTTTGACCTCGACCGCATTGTTAAAGGCGATCAGCCTCGAGGCTTCCGAATCAGAAACCTCGAGAACTGTATCCTTTGCGAATCTGACAAATGTGTCGTTAGTCAGTTTGACCTTCATTATGCCGATACCTTAGCAAAGAACTTGTTACCAACAAGCCCGATTGCTGCCGGCTGACGTCCGAGGATTCTTACCATATCAGAAGTCATCAGGCTGTGATCGTCATACTTGAACTCGATGGCGTCGCCCTTTGGGAGGTTCATCATTACGCCGCTCAGGTCTCCGATAATTGGAGCTGTAACGGTATCGTTGAACAGAACCTCAAGCCCGTCGAATGGATCCACGCCGTACTGTGCAGCCATCTGAAGAGCTCTATAGGAAGCATACTGAGCCGGTGTGCAGATGATAACGAGATCTTCTGCTGCGGAACTCAGGAGTGCTCTTGCGTTTACAAAGTCAGCGATGTTTCCGGCAGCTGCGCCAGTCTTAGCAACAGCCGGGGAATCAGCATCAGCGGTCTGTGGTGCTGTGAGAATAGCGGCAACAACAGCGTTCTCTTCTGCCTTGATGATTCCGCGAGCGACTTCGTCATAGATATAGGACAGATAAGCCTCTCCGCTCATTGAATCGAGAGCCTCGTCGGATACGCTGACCCACTTTTTATAGGTCTTCGGAACGAGTGTCACGATTCCGAGAACGAGCGCCTCTTCTGTAACAGCGTCACCGCCTTCTTCGTGAACGGCAGCAGCTGGAGCGTCGATTTCAAATCCGACCTTCACGTTTCCGGCTGCGTTCATTCTGCGAACTCTTCTGAGGATCTCGCTGCCCTCGAGTCTCTTTGCTACGATATCGCCTACGAAAGTAGGAACCGGAATAGAACCTGTAAGAGGAGACTCTACGTTGTCGCTATAAAGCGCTCTGCATTCTTTGTCGTTGCCAGTCTTAACATACTTTGCATATGCTTCGATGTACTCATGGCTGTTTCTGATTTCCATGTCAGTCATTTTGTGTTCTTCCTTTCGTGCTTCGATTTTCTTGCCGGCTCCATTGGCAACAGCCTCAGCAGCCTTGCGGGATTTTTCCATTTCGAGATTGAGAACCCTTGTTCTCTCCTCGATTGCTTCAAGCTCAGCGTTCAGAGCGTCGAGTTTTTCTGCGTCGGCTTCTTCAGTCTCGGTCGCGATAGCCGATTTTCTTTCCTCGAGCTCGTCAAGTCCGAGCATCATGATTTCTTCGCGTGTCATAAGTTTTAAACTCCTTTCAACGCTCTTGCTTTAACTTCTGCTCTCTTTGCCTCGAGTGCTCTCTTCTCTTCCTCAAGTCGCTCCGCCTGAATCCTCTCGATCACTCCGTCGGTCAGATCACCAATGCTTCGAGTAACAGCATCCGCCGCTATCGAAGTGCCGTCATTGGCTGGAATCGAAACTGCGCTCACGTCATAGAGCTTGCCCACCTTTGTGATGTGCCTTGTGTAGATCCAGACTCCGGCGTCGTTCTGCTCTTTGTCTTCGCTCTCGCCTGTGACCGTAAATCCAAAGCTCATCCTGTCGGTGTAGCCTCCCGCGATCTCTTCGTACAGCTCGCGTCCGATCTCTGTACCACCAAGATCTGCGGATATAAACAAACCCTTTTCGTCCGGCTCGACGGAAAGAGTGTTGTTTCTTGTTCTTGCGAATACTCGACCGCGATGGTCATACTGCATGATGACATCGCTCATGTCGGTCTCATCGAAGGCCGTTCTGTCCACGACCTCCCAAAGTTCCCAGCCTTCGCCGCCAAACAGTTTGTAAGGCTCATCGAATGTGCTCGCGTATCCATTGACGACTTTCTTTGCATCTTCTTCGCCCTCCTGGGCTTCACGAATCCGCATCGTCATGTTTCTGTATTCCCTGTCATTCTTGACCATTGTTTTCGTCCTCCGTTCCTGTTTCGGAAACTTTCTCGTCAGCGTTTATATATTCACCTCTTATGAAGCGGACGTCGCCGTTTTCTACGGTTCCGTAATTGAACAGCTCACGAGCCTCATTTATAGACATGACCCCGCGGTCGAGCAATTGCTGAGCCATCTGTACCTTTTGTGATGTGCTCATATACTGGAGCCTGTTCGCGTTCGCCATAACGTAAGAGCCCTGCGCGCGTTCCCTCTCGCTGAACAGCATCTTTGTCAGTGCCTCCGAGAACTGAATCGCAAACGGCTCGATACATCCATCGAAGAACCCCTCAAGCTCTTCCGCTTTTGCTTTGTTCTGAAGCACGTCCTCGTTTACTCCAAAATAGTTGAAGACGTTCTCACGGATCTGCTGCATTTGGTCGGCGTCTATTGCGTATGGTTTGACATCGATCTGTTTAACGTCTTTGTAGGTATTCGGGAACAGCAGGAATCCGCCCGCCTCAGAATCGCTTGACAGATTCTCCGCAGTAAATCGCTCACGCTCTTTCGCCAGATCCTCAGGCTTTGCAAAGTTCGCAAGCTGAGCCATAAAGCGGAAAGTTGCCGCGTTCTTCACGCCTTCCTCGATGCCCTGATTCTGTATGTGGATCAGCTGCATCGTTTCCTTGAGCGCTCTGTTGCTGTCTCCGAAGAAGTCGTCTCTGTACTGATGCCTCGTTAGGATTGCACACTTCCGGAACTCGACCGCTGCATACTGTCCCGAGCTGAACTGATAGCGCAGCCAAATCTCGCCGTCATACTCGACCAACGTACACGAAGTCGGCAGAACCGGATAAACGCCCGTGATGATCATCCGCTCATCGAATACCGGAACGACGAAAGCCGTGTTATTCACATCGCGGATGGTGCTGACCCTGTACAGGAACTGCGACCACGTTTGCCACTGGTTCGGTCCGAGTCGCAGTTTCGCCTGAAGCGATGGGTTTGCAGTTCCGTTCACTTCGACTTTCAGTTTGGAAATGTGCCTCGCTCTTGCGTCAATTGCTGCCCTGACTATCTCCGACTCGTAAACAGCACCGCCCCAGTTAGTGAACACGGGCTGATATGCTGTGAGAGTCTGGAACAGTGAGCGGGCTTTACGAATCGCTTCGTCTGATTTCTCGGCCTCTGCCGGTCGAAAGATTTTGTCTAACAAGCTCATAGATTAACCCTCATTTGTGAGTTGGTATCCGATCTCGGAATACCACTTCTGACGGACTGTCATCGCGTCTGCGAGAGCCGCGACTCCGTCAATTCGCGCTCTCTGATTTATCTTGACGAGGCGTCCTCTGCCTCGTTCAATGCTCATTTTTATCGCCGCGTTTAACAGGTGCGACTTCAGAAGATCGTTGTCTCCGATGTAGACGCGTCCATCCTTGATCAGCCCCTCCATCTCTTGGAGTACAGGCCACAGATTGTCGCCCTGATACACATCGTCGGTCTGGAAGCCGGCCGCTTCGAGATCCTTCACCAAATACTGCGAACTGTATCGGTCGTACCCGACTTTCAGCGGATAGATCTCGTGCTCGCTGATCAGCGCCGTCATCCAGTTGAACACATCAGCATAGTTGACGAAGTTCTCGCCGCTCAGAGACAGAAATCCGCGCTTCACGTATTCCCAGTAAGGAACACCGTCTTCCGCGATCCGTTGCTCGATGCGTTCCGATGGCATCCAGAAGTGAGCAACAACATTCAGCCGTCCGTCCTTCTCGATTACTGCAACGGCTGCCGTCAGGTCTGTAGTCTGCGAGAGGTCGATTCCAGCTACGCAATAACAGCCTCGCATGGTCTCGAGGTCTATCGCTTTGCCGCTAATCGCGTTGATTGCCTGAGCCGGCAGCCACGCAAGCGAACTATTCTGCTTGATGTTGCAGTACTTGCACATGAACTCGGCTTTCTTGCTGAGCGAGCCTTCCGCGATGGCGATCTCCTCGAGCATATAGTCGACCGAAACCGAAACGCCGAGATTCGGATTTGCCTTCCGAAGCTCGTTGATGTCGTTCCA